ATCGAAATTATTGACGTTACTGAAGTCGCCAAGAAGTCGATTGAATCGGTGAAGGTATGGAAACAGTAAAAACCGGCGACGGCTCCGGCGACGGCTCCGGCTACGACTACGGCTACGGCTCCGGCGACGGCTAATTACATCAAAACCAACACAATTTTTCTTCTTTTACTGGAGTATCAAAATGGCACAACTCTCACAAACCTTCGTCGCTGACGAACTGCCGCAAGGCAATAGTGGCGACTTCAGCCCAATTCCCAAGGGTGATTACACCGCCAAGATCGTCAAGGCTGACGTAATGCCGACGAAGGCCGGCGACGGCGAGTATATAAAGCTCAGGCTAGATATTTTGGCCCCAACGCACCAGGGCCGCGTCCTGTTCGCCAACCTGAACATTCGCAATCCGAGTGCGAAGGCGGAAGAAATCGGGCGTCAGCAGTTGGGCGACATCATGCGCGCCCTCGGACTCGCCAAGGTCAGCGACACCGACCAACTCATCGGCGGCGAACTGTCCATCAAGGTCGATGTGAAGGACTCCGAGCAGTACGGCCCCTCCAACGAGGTCAAGGCGTACAAGTCGGCTGGCGGCACTCCCGCCCCCATCAAGTCGGCAGACATGCAGCAGAAGGCTCCGCAGGCTGAGAAGAAGACGCCGCCTTGGATGAAGGGCAAGTAAGCCATGACCGCACTCAAACTCGAAGACAAACTGGCAACCCTGATTGACGCTGCCACCGCAGGCGACAGCGAACACCGCCCGCACCTTGGCGCGTCGATCATCGGGCATGAGTGCGACCGCTTCCTCTGGCTCACCTTCCGGTGGGCCTTCCGCCAACGCTTTGAAGGCCGCATCAAGCGGCTTTTCAGGCGGGGTCAGAACGAAGAGGCAACGGTCGTGGCGGACTTGAAGGCGGCTGGCCTGACGGTGACGGACGCGCTCACGCAACAGAAGACCATCACGCTCGCCCCGCACTTCGGATGCACTCCTGACGGCATCGTGACCGGCCACCCGGAAGCGCCAAAGACTCGGCACTCGCTCGAAATCAAGACCCACTCGCTCAAGTCCTTCACCGCGCTGGAGAAGGATGGCGTCGAGAAGGCGCATCCGAAGCATTGGGCGCAGATGCAGTGCGAGATGAAGGCGCAGAACACCGACCGGGCGCTCTACGTCGCTGTGTGCAAGGACGATGACCGTATCTACACCGAGCGGGTCAAGGTCGATTACGAGGCGCAGGAAGCCATCATCAAACGGGCAAGTCGCATCGTCGCCAGTGACCGGATGCCAGAGCCGTGCAGCGGAGCATCGCCGTCGTGGTACGTGTGCAAGCAGTGTGCGGCGAATACGTTCTGCCATGAAACAAAGACCACCGATCAGGTCAATTGCCGAACCTGCACTTTCAGCACCGCCGAGCAGGACGGAACATGGTCATGCGCCCGGTTCGGATGCGAGATTCCGTTGGAGAACCAGAGCGGCTGCGAGGCGCATGTGTTCCACATGGACCTTGTGCCGTGGAAGCTCGATACCGACGCCAGCACCGAAGAGGTTGCCGTGTGGATCATTGACGGCAAGCGCATCGAGAACGGCGAGCCGGATGCCAACGTGTTTGGCAGCACCGAACTGGTGGCGAACCTTCAGGCTTGTTTGAACCGGGATGAGTTGTCGCAGGCGTTGAGAGAGGAAATGGGAGCGAGGGTGATTGGGTGATTCACTATCACGGACTACCGATAACTCCAGCGACAGCAGCTCGGGCCGCTGTGAGCGGAGGACACGCGTTCGTGAGTTTCCGCTACCCGGACCAGTTGGGGTTGGTGCTTGAGGTTTGCCAGTCCTTCGCGGTGGATAACGGCGCATTTTCGGCGTGGAAAAGCGGCGAACCTGTGACGGACTGGAGCCGCTATTACGAGTGGGTGGCAGAGTTGCACCGCTACCCGAATTTTGACTTTGCAGTGATACCGGACGTTATAGATGGCGATGAGAAATCCAATGATGCACTCGTGGCTGAATGGCCTTGGCGGGGAACGGCAAAGAGCGGGTGGGTCGGCGCTCCAGTCTGGCACATGCACGAATCTATTGACCGACTGCAACGCCTTGCGCGTGAGTGGCAGCGCGTGTGCCTCGGCAGCAGCGGCCAATACGCCACCGTTGGAGACGCCCGATGGTGGGGCCGAATTGCCGAAGCGATGAACGCCGTTTGCGACAAAAACGGGAACCCGGTTTGCAAGTTGCACGGCCTGCGAATGTTGAACCCCGATGTGTTCAGCCGGTTGCCACTTGCGAGCGCGGACAGCACGAACATTGCGCAGAACGTGGGGATTGATTCGGCGTGGCGAGGAACCTACACGCCGCCGAGCAAAGAGTGTCGGGCGCTGGTGATGCGCGAACGGATCGAGAGTCACCAAGCAACGACGTTTTGGACAGAGCAACCAACACAGGATAAATTGATATGAAACCTTGGCAAATGTGCAGGATCGGCAAGGAGTATTCTTTTTCTGCGGCGCATCATCTTCCAAAAGTTCCTCAAGGGCATCCTTGCCATAATGTTCACGGACACAACTACATAGTAGTCGTAGAAATTCGCGGTGAAATCTCACCGAAGGATGGGTTTTGCTCAAACATTGATTTCTTAGAGGTAGATAGGTTGATGAAGCCTATCATCGAAAAATTAGACCACAAATATCTAAACACTATTGTTGGATTAGACAATCCAACCGCTGAGAACATTGCCGCATGGATTCTTGAGCAATATCCGGTCAAATATGTTTTTAGTGTCACCGTTTGGGAAACGCCAAAGTGTTGGGCTACCGTTGTTAACTCTGAAGGGTTTTTTCCAAAAGAGCATAGAGAGTGAAATGCTCCGCCCCTACCAACAACGCACCCTAGACCAACTCTACGCCTGGTTCGAGGCCGGCAACACAGGCCACCCGTGCCTTGTGTTGCCCACGGGGAGCGGCAAGAGCCACATCATTGCCGCGCTCTGCAAGGATGCGCTCACCAACTGGCCGGAAACGCGGGTGTTGATGCTTACCCATGTCAAGGAGTTGATCGAGCAGAACGCAGAGAAGATGCGCCTGCACTGGCCGGATGCGCCGCTCGGCATCTATTCCGCGTCCATCGGTCGCAAAGAACTTGGCGAGCCGATTACCTTTGCCGGCATTCAGTCGGTGCGGAACAAGGCCAAGGAACTAGGCCACTTCGACATCTGCATCATTGATGAGGCGCATACGGTTTCCCACAAGGATCAGGGAGGCTACCGCAACCTTATCCGTGACCTTGAAGCAATCAATCCGAACCTCCGCGTAGTGGGCTTGACCGCGAGCCCTTACCGTCTCGGCCACGGCATGATTACCGATCCACCGGCCCTGTTCTCCGACCTCATCGAGCCGGTCAGTATCGAGGAGTTGATCTATCTAGGCCACCTGTCCGTCCTGCGCTCCAAGCTCACCAAGTCGCAGCTTGATACAACCGGCGTCAAGAAGCGTGGCGGGGAGTTCATCGAGTCGGAGTTGCAGAAAGCCGTCGATACAAACGATCAGAACGTGGCGGTCGTTCAGGAGGTCATCCGACTGGCCGGCGACCGGCAGCATTGGTTGTTTTTCTGCACTGGTGTTGCTCACGCGCAACATATAAGAGATGTACTAATCTCGTTGCAAATTAGTAGTGCTTGCGTCACTGGCGACACGCCAAAGCACGAACGCGAGGCGATCTTGGCTGACTTCAAGGCCGGCAAGATTACTGCGCTCACCAACGCCAACGTGCTGACCACTGGATTTGACTACCCTGACATTGACCTCATCGCCATGCTGCGCCCTACCATGTCACCGGGCCTGTATGTCCAGATGGCGGGGCGCGGGATGCGGGTCAAGAGCCATACCGATCATTGCCTCGTCCTCGACTTCGCCGGCGTAGTCGCCACCCACGGCCCCATCACCGCCGTCCAGCCGCCCAACAAGGCCGGCAAAGGCGAAGGCGAAGCGCCGGTCAAGGTGTGCGACGAGTGCCACGAACTCTGCCCCATCAGCGCCAAGGAATGCCCGGCCTGCGGAGCGCCGTTCCCGGTAGCACAGCCGAAGAAGCTCTCGCTCAAGAACGACGACATCATGGGCATAGAAGGCTCGGAGATGGAAGTCACAAGCTGGCAGTGGCGAGTGCATACCAGCCGTGCGAGCGGCAAGGAAATGTTGAAAGTCACCTACTACGGAGGTTTAAGTGACCCTACTGTTACCGAGTACCTGGCGGTACTTCACGAAGGTTATGCGGGCCAGAAGGCAATGGGCCTGCTTGGCATACTCAAGGAGCGGTCAGAAGCGCCGGGTGTTCCTGCGTGGTCCTTGGCGAATGCTGCGGAGTCGATGAACAAGGGGAGGCCTCCGAAACTCCTGAAATATAAACGTGCGGGCAAATTCTTTGAGGTAAAAAGCCGTGAATGGTGAGACTGTACCGAGTGAAGATTAAATACTACAATGGCTTGATTGCATAAGGAGAAAGCCATGCCAAACTTGAACGAACTGCTTGCAGTCATTGACAACTACAAGCGCCGAGCGAAGCGCAACTTATCAGACTTGATAGAGTCTCCATCTGACCAATACGCTGAGATGCTTGCAGACCGATTGCCTCAACTCACCGAAGAAATGATTAACGACCCGGCTAACTTTTTGCCTGGTGGCGGGTTGTTAGGTAGCGTGGCGAAGAAATCTACCACCCCTAGATTGGTTGATGTTGTTCCAAAATATCTGGTTGATGATATTAAAAACAGCACCAACTACAGGGTTGGTGTTGCACAGGGAAGGGACGCAGATCAACTCCTTGAAAATAGTCTGATTCATTCTGTTAGGAACAACCTCCGTCTTAGAGATGAGGCCATGCAAAAGTACAAGGAACTTACAGGGGATTACCCGCAAGCCAATGTTGATTGGTGATCTTTATATACACCCCATAAAAATATACGGGTGATTAACAGGGAGTGGTGATGAAAGTTCTCGTAGCTTGCGAATACTCAGGTCGCGTCAGAGAAGCATTCCGCGAAAGAGGGCATGATGCCTGGAGTTGCGACCTATTGGAGTCTGAGGACGATTCGCCGTATCACATACAGGGTGATGTTCTGGCGCTGTTGGATCAGGGTTGGGACTTGATGATTGCTCACCCGCCATGCACTCACCTTGCCGTGAGCGGGGCTAGGTGGTTCAAGGATAAGCGGGAAGAACAGGCGGCGGCACTGGCTTTTTTTCGCAAGTTGTTGGATGCGCCGATCCCGCGTGTTGCGATAGAGAACCCGGTCAGCATCGTATCGAGTCGCATTCGTAAACCCGACTTTACGATTCAACCGTGGCAATTCGGGCATGGAGAAGTCAAGAGAACCTGCTTTTGGACACGCAACCTTCCTCCGCTTGTGCCGACGAACATTGTCGAAGGCCGGGAGGCCAAGGTTCATAAGATGCCACCAGGCCCGAATCGCTGGAAGGAAAGATCGCGCACCTACCTTGGTGTTGCCAAAGCCATGTCCGAGCAGTGGGGCTGATATGGATTGCCCCACCGAAGACCACGAACAAATGCACTTCGTCCAGTGGTTCCGGCGTGCCTTCGCCGTCCGTATCTTCGCCATTCCCAACGGCGGGCACCGAAGCCCATCCCAAGGGGCCAAGCTCAAGGCTACCGGCGTATCAGCCGGCGTCCCCGACCTCTACATCCCCGCATGGCACCTCTGGATCGAAATGAAGCGCACCAAGGGCGGCAAGGTTGATCCAGAGCAAGCCGACTGGCACATCTACCTCCGCGAGATCGGCCATACCGTCTATGTCTGCCGGGGTTGCGAAGCAGCCATAAACGCAGTGAATGAGTTCATCAAAAAATAGTTGAGCGCATTCCGGTAATAGAGTCTATTATCGGTAATAGCAGTTCAACAAACGGAGGTCAGCATGAGCAAGTCCAACGCAGCAAACGTCGCGGCCTATCGCGCACGGCAGAAAGAGCAGGGCATGGTTCGCCTGGAGTTCTACGTCCCCATGATCTACGCGGAGGCCATCAAGGCTTTCGTCAAGCAGATTACGGGGGTGAAGAAATGAACTACCCCGAGCAACCCATCGACCCGCCGGAGTACGAGGAAGAACGCGACCGCTCCGACGACTGGAAGAAGGAACGCGACATGGAAGCCGCAGAGATGCGGTGGGAATCTGATCGGGATGACCGGCTGCTGAGTACGGGGAGGGTGAAGCCATGACCCCCCTCCAAGACCACGCCTTCTGGACACGCCAGAAGCTGATCCGCAGCAAGAAGAACCCGGAGCAACTGCACTACCAAGCCCTGATCGCCAAGGGTCTTGGCGAGGTCGATGCGGCCAATATGAGCGGCTGGCACCCCATCATTCCGGTGGATAAGTTCCTGCGCCGGTTCGCTTGGACCCTGATCGTCGCCTGTGTGACGGGAATGATAGTCCTCTACGCCAGCACCACTGCTGCCAACATGGAGAACAAGGACAAGGTTGTGAGCGCAGCCAACATGGAAGAAGCCTTCGCCCGGTGTCTGAACGGCGAGCAGATTCGACTCAGTGACGGGACAACTTGGTTTTGTTTTAGGGGCGGGAAATGACAAAAGAACAGGTGATGGAGTGGGCGAAGCAGACTGTGATTAAAGAATGGTCTGGAACAGACAGCCCGGAATTCATTGACGGCCTTGTGGAACTCTGCCAACTCGCCCGTGAGGACATGCGGGAGGAGTGCGCGAAGGCGTGCAAAAAGATCGAGAACGACTATTGGCTGCGTTTCAAAGGCATGAGTGATGACCGCGCAAATCCGCATATAGAAGGCATAAGTGATGGCGCAACTTTATGCGCCCAAGCAATCCGCAATCTGGAGGTGTGAGGAAATGTTCAAGAACGGACAAATGGTGATGCTTGTAGGGTGCGACGACTTCATGCCGCCACTTGGGGCGATTGGCGAGGTTGTTGGCTACGACGACGGAGACTACGAAGTTCTGTTTCCGAAGCACCCCTGCCCTGTGCCTCCGGGGATTGCATGGTACGCACCACCAACATGGCTGATGCCGCTAGACGGTAACTTGCTGAATAAAGAGACTGAGCGAGAACTGGAGATTATGAAATGAAAACCGAAAACCTGACGCTGCTCGAAGCAGCAAAAGCGGTACTTGAAGGGAAGCGGGTGGAGAATCGCTGTCACGGCGGCCCGTGGATTCATTGGGACGGCTTAGAGTGGCATGACAATTGGGTATTCCGCATCGCCCCCGAGCCGAAGAAGATGCGGAAGGTGAAGATGCTTGGCTATAAAACACCTTTCGGACTGCTCAAACAAATCGAGCAGCACTCAGACGACCACGAAGAAGCCGTAAATAAACTCTGGCTCCGCGCCCCAAGCAAGGATGAAGAAATTGAAGTGGAGGATGTATGAACAAAGACCTGATTGAAAGACTGCCTGTTGTTGAGGAGGTGTGAGGAAATGACCCAAGAATGGAAAGACTTACCCGACCTCCAGTCCGTAGCCGCAGCACAGGCGGCGGGGCAGGAGATTGAGTGCGAAAGCCTAGGATCGTGGTTCGGCTGGACAGGAAGTAGTTGGCAGATGAATTGCAAGTACCGCTCCCGCCCGGCACCGAAGGTTCGGAAGGTGAAGATGCTGGCGTGGTTCTCAGCCGGTGGTCTTTATTTGGTTGATGAGAGCGTGCCTATGCCGTCTAGTTGGAAGCGCGTCCCCGCCGAAGACAAGGAAATCGAAGTGGAGGATGTATGACCGACCGCGAACTGCTGGAACTGGCTGCGAAGGCGGCGGGTTTCGCAAACTTTGAATACGGTAGCCCTGAGACTGGAATTTGTGTAGAGCTTGGGACGCGTCGAGGTGCAATCACTTACGGCTGGAACCCCCTCGCCGACGACGGCGATGCACTGCGACTAGCGGTGAAGTTGAACCTATCAATGCGGTTTGACACGCTGCCAGACGGCCCGATTGCCGCCGTGGCCGTTGAGTGGGCGGACGACTTCGACGGATATTGGTGGAACGAATGGCTAGAGAAGGACGCCGCTGCCGCCACCCGCCGAGCCATCGTCCGAGCCGCTGCTGAACTCGGAAAGGAAATGACATGAGCAAAGACCTGATTGAAAGAATTAAAAAGTTCGCCGGGTTGGACAAGGATAAAGACCGATGCCCTCCGAACCCGAACCTGACCGTGCGTGAAGTCATTGAACTAGCCGACCGCATCGAGCAGTTGGAAGCGGAGTTGGCAGAGGCGAAAGATAACAACGTCTGGCGGAAGTATTACTACGACGCTCAAGAAGAACTCGCCGCACTCAAGGCGCAGAGCGAGCCGGTGGCGTGGAAACATGACTGCGCTGCACTACTGCAAAACGATGTGGAGTTGTGGATCGACCGATGCCCTCATTGTGGCAAGCCTCACCAAGGTGAAACAAGATGAAGTGGCTTGACCGAAGGATTGCAAGACCGGGGCCGTACCTATGCCTGTGCCTGAGCGAGAAGGAATACAAGACCGCGATGAAGCACTGCGGGTTAGAGGTCGATCATGTCTGGCTGAACGACAACGCCAACGCCACGACGCATCTGTTACGAAACCAGAAGCGCGAACTCTGCTGCATCGTTTGCCTTGGCGATGTGGAGGGCCGTTTGCCTATTGAGGTCGCAGGCATTCTGATCCACGAGGCCGTACATGTCTGGCAGGAATACTGCGCTGATATTGGGGAGACACATCCGGCGAGTGAGCAAGAAGCCTATGCGATTCAATCGGTGTCCCAAGAACTACTGGCTGAGTTTGCAAGGAGGTTAGACAATGCCCGTTCTTGACCACGCCACGCACGAAAGCACCGTCGCCAGCGCCCAAGGGTATGGGTGCAAGAACAAGGAGCGGAAGAATGGCTATTGGGCGCAAGATGGTTGGGATCATTCCGGTACTGATGGGTTGTCTGGTTCGCATCCAAGTTGGGTTTGGATTGACGACAACGGCAGCACAGACTGCCGCTACGATCTCAGCCTCAAGGACGAGCGGTGCGAAGGATGTACCAAGCGGGGGCAGGGCGAGGAATACGATCAACGAATCAGGAGTGATGGGAAATGAGCAGAAAACGCATCGAACTCCCGGAGTCCAAACTGATCCTCGGCTACCTGCACCACACGCCAACCATCGACTACAAGGTGGCAAGCTTACTCATCAGCAAGCACCCGACGATGGCACGGCGTTACCTCAAGGCGTTGTACGATGCCAAGTTGATTCACATATCGGAGTGGAAGAAGGACAAGCTCCAGCCCGGCCCGTACTGGCCTGTGTATGGGTTGGGTGACGATGATGACGCCGAGTATCCCGGCGAGCAAATCAAGCGGCAACGCAACGTGCGTCGTCGCAAGCGCGAGAGGCCGGCGGCAATTGATCCTGTGTATGCGGCGCTGACTGGAGGTGTGAGGTGAGTTACTTAACAGGGCGCAGATGGGACCACGAACCCCGCTACTGCGAGCAGCACCACGACAAAGCCCCGGTCAAGGGCGGGGAGTATCGCAAGACGGACAAGAGCCACCAAGTTTGGGTGTGTGCGAAGTGCATTGAGAGGGAGAAGGAACGTGAACGCGAAAGATGAACTACTTAATCTGCTGAAGAATCAGGGCGTGACTTTGAAGTGCGCAATTGTGCAGTACGGCGATCATTATTCCGATGCACAAAATATATTTACTCTACGCTGTGGATTTACTCCAGTCGAATACGACACATTCCTGACCGCACTTGATTTCAACTACGACGACGGATACGGCTGTCAAGAACTGTTCGGAACCCTGTGGTTCTCAGATGGGACTTGGGCTGAACGCAGAGTGTACGACGGTAGTGAATGGTGGGAGCGCAAAGTTATGCCTGAGATTCTGGCGGTGTTGCTATGAGTCCCAAACAAATCGCTGAACTCAAAGAAGAGAACGAGCGCATTACCCGGCAGATCAACACGCTAGCGGAGAGCTACAGGCTTCTGCTCGCCGACTACAACTTGGTCAAACAGGAACGCGACGGACTGCTCGACACCGTGGAGCGGCTTTCACTTGACCTTCATCTGAAGGACAAGGGTTTCATTCACCTTCAGGATTGATGCGATGAGAGACCAAAAAATATTAGAACTTTCTCTGCGCGAAATGTCTTTGGCCCTTAACGCACTGATCGCTGAGTGTATGAACGAAGATCAGAGTATCAAAGCACCTAGCAAACAAATCATCATGCGGTCGCGTGGATTGCTTCCGCCGTACTGCGAACTTGCACTGTCAAAGAAGGAAAGATTTTGAAAACAATTCTTCTGATCCTGGCGCTGGTCGCCTCGAACGCCATCTGGTACGGCGTTGTTACCTTGGAGAGTAGGGCAAACCGAGCAGGTCTTGAGTTTCTCGCGGGAGAGCTTGCGGCGGCGAAAGTAGCCTGTGAAGCGCCCAAGGTTGAGCGCCCATCTCGCTCAAGTCCTTCCAGCGGTTTACGTATTTAGACAGTTCACCGCGATAGACGCCCGCCGCGTTCTGAGCGTGTTCCCTTGCTTGACGCGCATAGATTTCTTCGTTTGCCGAGTTGATCGCATTCTCGACAGTCAGTAAGTTGCTGATCGTCTTTGTCGGCTGCGATGAAGCGTTGTTTGGCTCCCAATTCTCGAAAGGAGGGAGCCTGTGCTTCTTCAGATAGGCTACGGTGATGCTATCCATGTTTGTATCTCCAAAACAACCTGCGCCAACTAGGGCTAGTCTTAATCATACCTAGGCGGCGCAGGTAGAGGATCACTTGCTGACGCCCTTGGTCTTCTCGAAAGTCCGAAGGCCACCGATACCGAGCATCCCGGTCACAACGACCCATAGCAAGTCCAGGTTCAACGCGGGAGGGGTCGGCCAGCCCTTGACCGCAGCAGCCCATGCAAGCATCGGCTGGAGGATCACGGCGTAGATGAACCCTACACCACCGGCCCACCCAAAGAACGGCCTCCACCCCGCCACGAAGATCGACGGATGGCTCGCCTCACGGGCGTTGATTTCAAGTTGAGCGATGACCTGCTTCAACTCGCCGTCCGCCGCCATCTTCACCAGTTCCATTTCCGCCGCCTGTTTCTTCTCAGGATCCGGTACAAAGCGGTCGAGGATGGTTTTGCCGATCTCAAAGATCGGTCCAAGGATCATGGGGTTCATGTGAGTCCTTTCGTATAGACAGTATTTCCATCCACTTTCTTAGCCGTCAAAATCTCACGCTTCATCGGCGGGGCGACAGAAACGTGGGTCCAAGCGCCGAACTCCTGAATCAGTTGCTTATACGGCAGGTTGATCGTCGCAATCACCTGGCAGACCTGCAACGGCGTCATTCCAGGCACAATGATGTCCGCTGCCTTGCCTTCCATGTGGTCGGAGGTCTTGGAACCACCCGCAGCCGCATTGACCGCTGGCGATCGGTAGCCAGAACTCACAATGATCGGCTTGCCAATCTTCGCCCGTAGCGGCTCCAGAATCTCGTTGCAGAGCTTCTGCAAGTTGGAGATATGCTCCTGCTTTGGCCTATTGTCCAAACCACGCCGGACAGCCTCTTGTGAAACCGTCATTTCTTCCAGCGTGAAGTGCGTTGAGAGGAACATCAGAAGTCATCCAACTTGCCAAACAGAAGCGTCAGGATCACCCCAACCACCAAGAACAGGGCAATGTAAGCGGCAACGTTCATAAAGGTTTCAAACATCGTCGTACTCCGAGTATTTCTTGCCCTTCTGCTCAAACAGTACAGCCTCATTGCCACACTCCGATCTTGGGTGCCGCATGAACTCCACCGGGCGCGGGGTGTTCAGCACCATGCACAAAAGCCGCCCATAGGACGGCTTGCTGTGGCGGCACTCCCTACAGTCCTTCATGGTGGTGAAGATCGCAGCGGGTTTCGAGCCGGCTGATTCGCCGGTCAAGATCAACCAAGTCTCCGCGAAGGTCGCGTTCGATGCTGGAGAGGACGGTGTGTATCTGCTCGAACTTGGCATCTACCGTCGCGGTCAGGTTATCAAGACGGGTATGCACCCGGTTGCCGATCCATGCGAGGACTGAGATCAGGAGGAAGAACATTACGCCGATGAGGGCTATTAGTTCGTTTGCGTGTTCGGCCATGACTAGCCCTTATAGAAGAAGAAACCGAATAGCCTGACACCGACCCACATGACCCAAGCACGAACCGGATGCCCCTTTTCAATGACACATTGGCGAAGCTGGCGGTCGGCCTCGGCGCGGGTCAGGTAGGTGCCGCGGCTGTAGTTCCGGTCGTGCTGCTCGCAGCAGTCGTTGTGACTGCCGCCGAAGAAGAAGCTGCACTTGTCGCTCACAGCGACCTCGCCAGCGCAAAGAGCGCGTCGAGTTCGGCTTCGGTCTTGCCGAGGGCGGCTGCGGCAGTCAGCAGTTCTGCGTTGTCGCGCTCGAACGAAAGAGACTCAAGCCACCAGAGCTTTCGCATCCGAGGCCCGGTCAGGGCGTAGGTTTCTGCGGCGTCATACAACCCGCTCAGTTCGAGCGCCTGTTTGAACTGTCGAGGGGTGCAGGTCAGCACCGGCGGCGGGGGCGCAGGCGGGGCTGGCGGCTTGCTGAATGTGCCCGCCTGTTCGTCGAACAAGTCACCCTGCTCGGTGCCTTCCGGGCAGGGCACGAAGACCAGCGAGGCGTGGAAGCGCCCGGCCGGGTCGAAGTCAATGAGTTCGCGGACGGTGCCGCTTTCGATTCTGGCCCACATGGTTACCACCTCGCAATCACGATACCGGCGCTGCCGGCTTCACGGGTTCCAGAACCGCTTGTGGTTCCCCCGGCACCAATGGTGACCGTCTGGCTGCCGGTGACCGTCACCCACCCCTCGGCTGTTCCGCCGCCAGCGCCACAGCAACCGGCGCCGTAGCCACCGGCTCCGTATCCCGTTTTTTCCTGCACATCGTTGGCTGCGCCGTCGAATGTAATCAACCCTCCCCGGCCGTGGGTTGAATCGCCGCCCCGCCCAAAAATCGAATTTAACAAAGAATCAAACCCCGTTCCTCCGGGGCCACCGTTGAGGTTGATGGCCCCACCGGAACCAGCCCCCCCCGCAACGTTTGTTGACGCCGTACCCGCCGCGCCGCCGGTGGCCGACATCAGCGAGCCGAATGATGTTGTTCCACC